GCCGAATAGTTTTGGTAGCTACGGCATGCGTGTAATCTGATGGCACCGCGATACGGAACATATCAGCGCCAGGTAGGCCTCAATCAACCGATAGAGGTGCCGCCCAACATTGACCAGGCCGCGATGCGCGAGACGGGCAAGATGTACGGCGAGCTCGCACAGCGCGCCCAGCAAGTTACAAACTTCGCGTTCAAGCGCGCCGAGCAAACCGCCATCTCCGAGGGTACGGCCGCCGGGTCCCAGAATCCGGAACAGGTGCTCGCACAGTACAGCGGCGAGCGGCCGACCGACGTTTACGGCCAAGCGGCATTTGACGCCGCGAACAAGATCGGCGGCGTGCAATTAGAGGCGAAGGCGCGCGAGGCCATTGGCAACGCGTACATAAACGCGAAGAAAACGAAACAGGACCCTAACGATTTCCAGGCGGGCCTGGGCGCAATCATCGGCGGCTACACGTCGGCGCTCGAGGACATGGATCCGCTAACGGCTGCGCGCACCAGGGCCAAGCTCGAGAGCTATGCGCGTTCCGCGTTCCTGGATCGGTCGGCCGACGCGATCAAGGAACAGCAAAAGATCCTGGACGGCGACGCGACCAGCATCACAGACAGTATGCTCGAGCACGCCGGTCTTATGGGCCAGGTCGCAACAGCGGGCGGCGACCAAGAGTTCAAAGACGCGATGAACAACTATAAGGATTCAATGGAAAGCCTGGGCCAAACGCCGAAAGCAATCCAGACGTATATCGCAAAGGCCAAAAACCGTTATCACGAGGCGCGCATTCGACGCGAGTTCCGTGACGCTAAAGACAAGGGCGCGTTTCTTAATAAGTTCCGCAAGGACCGCAAAACCGGCAAGGGTCTCGCGCGTGGCATCGATGACTTGCGTATCGAGGTTTTAACTAACGCATTTGAAACAGATATACGACAAGCCGACGATTTGCGCACCGCAGAGATCAGGGATCTCAATCGCGAAATAAATGACCGACTTGGGATATTGGGCGATGGCGGACATATTGGCGACGCTGATTTAGACGAGTTGCGAAAAAAGGCGGGCGAGTTAGGTGATCCGGGGCTTGTGCAAAGTGTTGATTTTCTTGCGCGCGAAAATTCAGAGTTAGGCACCATTGGGCAAGGCGGATCTGCTGCTTACAGAGAGGCGGCCGATAGAGCCGCAAAGCAAATACAGTCGTTCGTAAACGCCAACAAAACGACCCCAGAATATCTGGTCAAAAAAGAAAAGCGATTGCGCAAGGCGGCCGAGGCGACCCGTAAAAGAGAAATCAAAGATCCTCTTGCGGCGCTGCACAAAGCGCAACGGCTCGACACGCCAGTAGCGTTGAGCCTTGCTGACATGGAAGACCCCGCAAAGCTAAAAGACCATATAACAGCCAACAAAAACGCAAGCCTATTTTATAACGTCGATAGAGTTTATCTGAGCCAGGAATCTATCGATCAACTAAAAACGGTATTTGCTAAATCTAACCCAGACATTGCGGCGCAAGCGGTGCTTGTTGAAAGTATCACGCAAGCGGCTGGGCGAGACGCGCCGCAAGTGTTTGCGCAGATTGCAACCCAAACCGACGCAACCGATCTCGCATTGATTGGGTCGCTGATGAATAAACGCATGGCGGCTGAATATTTTGAGGGGCGCCGTGCGATTGCTAGTGGCGCCAAGGTCAACCTGGAAGCAAGCGGAACGATAGCATTCCGGAGCGATATAATTGGAATAGTTGGGCAATCTCTTAGAGAAAAGCCCGGCCTCGTCGGCGATATCGAACAGACCGCGCGCGCAATCTACATATCGCGACATGGGAATGAGGAATACGATAAAGATAAGCTCGAAAACATTGTGCACGAAATTGTCGGCGGGTCCGATAAAGGCAAAAACGCGGTCGGCGGTATAATCGAATATGGCGATGACACAATTATTTTGCCGCGCAACCATGTGCGCGATGAAAAGGCTTTTGAGGCGACAATTGCGTCAATCACCGATGACGATCTCAACGCGCTAGATCAAACGCACGGCACGCCTGTCTATGAAAATAAATTGACCGGCGAGCTCAAACCAATAACCGCAAGCATGATCCCAGGGCTCAAGTTAGAAAGCTATGGATCCGGACTTTATACATTGCGCGATAGTCGCGGGAACCTGGTCGCCAATCGCATACGCAGATTCGATGACGATGGCATTGAGCTTCCACCTGATATCTCACCGATTCCGTATGTGCTCGACATAAACGCGCTGCAAGAAATAGAAGTCGCGGGTCCCGAGCCTATGCCTACATCGTTCGATGTCCGGTCGCCGGAAGAGTATCCGGATCAATCGATACAGCCCGACATGACGGAAGAGACACCGGATCAATCGATACAGCCCGACATGACGGAAGAGTATCCGGATCAATCGATACAGCCCGACATGACGGAAGAGACACCGGATCAATCGATAGAGCCTAATACGCCGGAGGAGTTTCCCGACCAGAACATTACGCCAAGCACAGCAATTAAGCGGAAGCTGAGCACCCAAGAAATGCAGCAAGTGCAAACAGCTAACGCGAAAGGCCGTCCAATCGTCGATTCGGCAGTGCGTGCTGTCGATGCTGTGTTTGGTGGTGGTTTGTTCTTAACGCGTATCGCGAAAGCGGAATCTGATTTTGGAAATAACCCAGAAACATTCCGCCGGATAAGTAAGGGGATTTGGCAAGTAGATCCCATAGGGTTCGAAGAAACGCGCCGCAACACAAACAAACTACGCAAAGCGCGTGCAAAAATTAAAAGTGAGTTCGGTATAGATTACATGCAATTAAAGCATGTGGATTTACAAAAGCCGTTATACGGCGCTATCGCCGCTCGATTGTTTTTATTGTCCAGGGCAAGGGGCTCATTGCCCACAACATTAGAAGGGCAAGCAAAGTTATGGAAACGCATCTATAACACCGCAAAGGGAGACGGCACTGTCGAGCAATTTATAAACAAGAATCGCGGCACCTAACGTGAGCTCGCTATTCACAATTGATTCAAACGATTTCGCGGGCACGCAATGGCAAGTGTCCGATGGTCCGGATACGGATTTCGCTGACAACATGAGCGCGGGCTATGACCGCTTTAGCCGCGCGATGTCGATTACAATGATACAGGAAAACTACGTCGCTGAGCTTTCGCCTATCATCGATCAAGTCAAAGATGCGACAGGCGAACGCCTGATGAATCCTGGCGGTGAGCTTCAATATATACAGGGCCGCACAGGCGGCTGGGATAGGTATGAGGAAAAAATAAACGAATTACGCGAACGCGCCGAGCCGCTCGGAATACAGGTGCCGGATCGAGAAGAGATCGAGCGGCGCATAAAGCAACGGTTGCCGCAAATAGAAGCGCGTTACTTTGATACGACAAACCGACAAACGACGGGCGGGTTTTGGGGCGAGTTGCTTGGAAGCGCGGCCGCTGAATTAAAGTCGGCCTTTCTAGGGCCAGCCGAATTATTGCCAGGGTTTGTTGCGGGCGCTGGTTACAAGTTTGGGGTCAAGGCGCTTGCTCGTGCCGGGTTGATTGATGGCCTCGCAAGTGCCGGTGTGGTGGGCTACACGCAACCGGCCGTCGCAGCGATGCGCGAAAAGTACGGATTAAAATATGACTTCAACGATTTTGTTGCGGCAACCGGCGGCGCGTTTGTAGGGGGCGCAGCGTTCCGCGTCGTCGGCCAGGGCGGTTTCGACGCGTCGCGTGCCATTGGCGACAAGATAAATCCGGCACGGGCTATCGGCCGCGAGATGCTTGAAACTGTCGACCGTCTATCACCGGAACAAATTGCCGACGCGTTTCGCGTTATGAGCGACAATGGCTTGAACGTGCCAGAACAGGCACGCGGTGCACTTAACGAGCTCGAGCGCGAGGTGGATCTGGCAACCAACTCGCCATTCAAAGATAGCGACATGGACGCGCAGAACGAAAATGCGCAACGCGTCGCAGCCGAGACAATTAACGTAATCAATGAAGGGCAGCCGCGCATCGATCTACCACCGACCACGCGCGAAGTCGCCGAGCTCGACGTCCACCATTACGACAACCTGGATCAAGAAATATACCGATTCGATCCGGCAGAGATCGAGGTCGATGCGCGGGTGTTCCAGTTCAAAGAGGGTGGCGATGAGTTTGGCGTGACCGAGCGATTGCAGGGTGTGAAAAATTGGGATCCGGCCCTGTCGGGGCATGTGGTTGTTTATGAGTTTGCAGATGGTCGCCGGTTTATTGCAGATGGGCATCAACGTCTCGGATTAGCGAAGCGCATCAAAAGTCAACAACCATTTGCGCGCGTGCGTCTCTACGGGCGTTTACTTAAAGAGTCGGATGGGGTCACGCCCCAAGACGCTATGGTAGACGCAGCACTAACGAACATAGCGCAGGGCACGGGCACTGCCGTTGATGCCGCAAAGGTTTTGCGCATAGACCCGAAGGCGCTTAGTCGGCGATTACCGCCGAGATCGCCATTAGTGCGCACCGCACAAGACCTTGTAGCGTTATCAGACGAAGCGTTTGGCATGGTTGTCAATGAAATTGTCCCCGCTAACTACGGGGCAATCGTTGGCCGATTGGTAACGGATTTAGATTTTCGCAATGACACCTACGTCCGTGTCCCAAATTTTGAGAAACAAGTTGCGATCATGCGCGTCCTCGCCGACACCGATCCATCAAATGCGACGCAAGCCGAGGCAATCGTGCGACAGGCTATGGACACGGAGTTCACAGTCGCGACGCAGGACACGCTGTTCGGCGAGGAGATGCTGGTCGAGTCTTTGTTTAAAGAACGCGCAAGGGTTCTCGACGAGACAATCAAGATCCTCCGCAAAGATCGCGCCGTGTTTAATTCGCTAGTTGAAAATGAAACGCGCATCGAAGCCGGGGGCAATACACTTTCAACCGATCAAAACGCAGCAAAGGCAAAGACAGATGGCCAAGCGATCCAAACGCTCCAAATCACCGCGAACCGGAAAGGCCCGCTCAGCGACGCCCTCACCGAAGCAGCGAAACGCTTCAAAGAAACAGGCAGAGCCGCCCCAGCCGCTCGAGACTTCGCCGATGCTGTCCGAGGAGGAATTGAGCGCGGCGATATCAACGGCGTTCCTAAACGCGGAGAGGTCGTCGATATCGATGCTCCACCGCAAGTTAATTCAATCGCGGCAAGCCATGTTGAAAGGTTAGACGATTTTGCAACGCCTGGCGGCAAGGGGTACGAAGCGCAAGCCGACGCGCTTGAACGCGAACTTGTAGAAGGCGAAGCCGTGCGAACCGCGCCCGCAACCGAGGCGACGGAAGCGGGCGAGCAAATGCTGATGGAAGGCGTCGAGGCGATTACAGGTGCGCAGCGCGCCCAGGCGGCCGTCGATGCGCCAATCGAAGGCGGCGACGCGCCAATGAATATTGGTTTATTTGATGAAGCGGCACGCGACCAAACGGATCTACTCGACATGATGATTCCAACCGGGCGCATGCTCGAGGACGCGCAAGGCAAGCAGACGCCGGAGATGCGCCGCGTCGAGGACGAGTTCCGCGAGATAGAGCAAGATCAATCGATGCTCGATAGACTAGAGGGATGCGTTAAAAAATGAGCTTTGATGAGTGTATCATTAACGGCCAGCGCGAGGGATCTATTACAGAGGACCAGGCGCGTTATGCGCGCGATCTGTTTGAGCAAAGTCGCGCCGACATGATTGAGGAGCTCGGCGAGCAAGGTGCCGCCGAGGCTGCCGCGCGCGAAACATTCGATCAATTAAAATATGAGGCGGCGCGCAAGAAGCAGATCGCATTGCTCAAGATCAAAAAATTCAAGGAACTAAACGAACGGCTCAAAAACACAACCGGCCTTGTCACTGGCGACGCGCAGCGGCCGGGCCTGGCGCTTCAGGCAATGGTCGCAATCGATGAGACAATGAAGCGTTTTGATTCAAATTTGCACAGCACCTATGAGGCGACCAGGCGCACCGCACTTTCACAGTTCTCGGACGGGCTCCGCGCAAACCGGGAAACAATTACGGGGCGTGAAGGTCGCTCGGAGCAACTGGATCTTTTAAAAGAGGTATTTGGCGAAGACACCGGGCTCGCGTCGGCGAAGTTGATTGCGCAACAATGGAGAGACACGGCGGAATATTTGCGGCTCCGCGCTAACGCCTCGGGCATGGCGATACCGAGCCGCAAAAACTGGAACTTGCCACAGACCCATAACAGTACGCTAGTGCGCGAAGCTGGCGATAAAGAATGGCTAGAATTTATCCGCGATAAGCTCGACCTCAACAAGATGGTCAATGAGCGCACCGGCCGCGCGTTCACGAAAGAGGAGCTCGAGCTCGCGCTAAAAGACGTTTATGAGACCATTTCACAAGACGGCCTAAACAAGATTAAGCCAGGGCAAACCGGGCAACCGGCATCGCTCGCGAACCGGCGCATGGATCACCGTTTCCTTGTGTTCGAGGACGCCGACACCTGGATGCAGTACCAGGAGCGTTTCGGCGATCCGGACGTTTTCAATACCATGATGTCGCACATCGACTCTATGTCGAAGGATATCGCGCTGCTCGAAACATTTGGCCCTAACCCAAAGCACACCATCGAGGCGCTCAAGATCGAGGCGCAGCGGATCGCCAACAATGACGGCCGCAAGGCGACCGCCGCGCTGCAAGCGGACGCGAACCAGTTTGAGACGATGCTCAACCTGTTTACCGGCGAGGGTAATATTCCGGCCGGAGAGACTTTCGCTAATTTCGGCGCTGGTATTCGCAACACATTGCAAGCGTCCTTGCTTGGCGGCACGCCGATCATTGCTATCCCTGGCGATTTGAATACCAGCCGGATCGCCGCGCAAATGGCAGGGATACCTATCAACCGCATAATGCGCCGCGCATTCTCGCAGTTCATCGCGCCGCTTAGTGCCCAGGAAAAGGCGCAGTTCGCCGTCAAGCTCGGGCTCGGCGCCGACAACTGGATGAACCTGGCGCAATCGCAAGCGCGTTTTTTTGGCGAATTGAGCGGCCCGGAAATAACGCAGCAGATTAGTGACAAGGTACTGCGCGGCGTCGGCTTATCGCACTGGACGCAAGCGGGGCGGCAGACGTTTGGAATCGAGTTCCTGGGATGGCTCGGCGACCAGGCGGGTAAGAAGTTCAACGATCTACCGAAAAACACTCGCGGCACGCTTGAGCGTTACGGCATAGGATCCGACCGCTGGGACATTATTCGCAACAGCAAGCTCGAGGACCACAAAGGCAACAAGTATGTCCGGCCCACAAATATCGAAGATCGTACAGATTTAGCGCCAGGGCTCGCGCGTGAGGTTGCGACGCAAGTGCTCACGATGATCGAACAGGAAACGACGATTGCCATCCCGCAAGCGACCATACGTTCGCGCGCGTTCCTTAGAGGCGGCTCAAAAAAGGGCACGATTGCCGGTGAGCTTGTCGAAGGATTTGCACAGTTCAAATCGTTCCCGACCACAATTATCCAAAACAACTTGCAGCGTTATATGTCGCTCGAGGGATGGGGCACTAAGCTACAATATGGGCTCGACTTTATGGTTACGATGGCCGTGGCGGGCGCGCTCGGACTACAGGGCCGCGAAATGCTCAAGGGCCGCGACCCCATGGATATGACAGATCCACGTTTCTGGGGGAAAGCGATATTGACCGGCGGCGGCATGGGCATCTTTGGCGACTTTTTCTTTAGCCAGCGAAACGAATACGGGCGCGGGCTGGGCGCAACGGTCGCCGGGCCACAGGTCGCGTTGCTCAACGACTTCCTTAATCTTACCATAGGCAATGTCCAAGATCTTGCGACGGGCGAAGATACGAATTTCGGGCGTGAGGCGGTGACGTTTGCGCAGCGTTACACGCCAGGATCGAGCGCCTGGTTTGCTCGCCTCGCGCTCGAGCGTCTCGTCTGGGACAATCTAAAAAAGATGGTAGATCCAAAAGCCGACGCATCGTTCCGGCGTTTTGAGCGTTCGCGGCGGCGGGAGTTCGATCAAAAGCATTGGTGGGCACCTGGCGAGAACTTGCCGGATCGCGCGCCGGAATATCCAGGATGATTTTTATTTGGCCGCGGTGTACAAATACCAAAGGAGACTATTGAGCCATGCCAGACTATAGCATCACTGCGGTTGACCGCCGTGTCGTGTATTCCGGATCTGCCGGGACCGGCCCGTATGCGTTCACCTTCCCCGTCCTCGCGACGACCGATATCGCCGTCTATAAGGACAGCACCAAGCTCACCGAGGGCTCGGGCTCGACGCAATACCAGGTCACGCTTAACGCGTCGAACGGCACCGGCTCGGTGACGCTTGGCGCCGCCGCGACCAGCGACCACACGATCACGATCACGGGCGCGCGCCCGATACAAAGGACCACGGATTTCGTGACGGCGGGCGATCTCCTCGCGTCGTCGCTAAACACCGAGCTCGATAGTCAGACGATCTTTGTGCAACAAGTCGCCGAGGACGCAGATCGTGCGATCAAGGCGCCCGTCACGGATCCGACCAGCATCGATATGACGCTCCCGGCGAAAGCGGACCGCCTGGGCAAGTTAATGGGGTTCGACAGCAGTACCGGCAACCCAGAGGCGACGACCGGGCGCGTCAATACGGTAAGCGTGTCGGCTGTCAGTGCTGGCGGTACGCCAACAGCCAGCTTTAACACCACGACAGGCGCGCTCGCGTTGGGCGTGGTCACGGGAAATACCGGGGCGCAAGGCCCGGCAGGCGATCTTTCTGACCCCACGACAACACAGCACGATATTATTGTGCGCGGTGCTAGTGCCATCGAGCGCCTTGCTAAAGGCTCGAACTCTACGGTCTTAAACACCAACGCCTCTGGTGCGCTTGCATACAGCCAAGTAAGCACCGCGATGATCGCCGATGATGCGGTGACCCTCGCCAAGATGGCAAGCGGCACCGATGGCAACCTGATTTCGTTTGATACGAGCGGTAATCCAGCATACGTCACGACCGGCAGCAGCGGTCAAGTGCTGACCTCAAACGGTGCTGGGGCGGCACCGACTTTTCAAGCGGCGGCGGGCGGTTCGCTGGTTCACATCACAACCGTTACGGCATCAAACAGCGCAAGCATCGACATCGCCAGCACTCTCACAGACACCTATAACAGTTATTTCGTTACGTTTGCGAATTTGCTTCCCGCAAGCAACAACACCGAGTTCGTTATGCTGTTTTCGACCGACAACGGTAGCTCGTTCGTCACTGGTTCAGCTTACGTTTATAACATCAAGCACTTTTATACTGGCCCGAGCGGCGACGGTAACAGCGAGTCAACTGGCGACAGTTCAATACGCTTGGCACTCGGAGTTAGCAGCACCGCCGCCGACGGTGGGTTGAGTGGATACATGTACATCCACAGTCCCACTAACAGCGCGGTAAAAACTCACGTTAATTTCGCAGCGTTCCAAAAGTACGGCGATGGATCGAATACCGCAGCGTCATTGGTTGGTGGCGGGTACGTCGGCAGCGCAACCGACGACGACGCTTTTCAAATAAAAAATGAATCAGGAAATATTACCAGTGGAACCGTCCGCGTTTATGGCATCGAGAACAGTTAGGGCAGAAATGATGGCGAGATTCAAAACAGTTGCGACACCAAGTGGTCAATCGCAAGTCGAAATCACGGGCGACGAGCTTGCGGCGCTGGAAGCCGGAGAGCAGGCATACGCTGACGGCGCGACAGCTCGCGCATGGGCAGCACTGCGTGGCCGGCGCGATGAGTTGCTTGCCGAAACCGATTGGTGGGGCCTATCCGACCTCACGATGAGCGACGGACAAAAAGCGTATCGCCGAGCCCTGCGCGATCTGCCCGCGAACACCTCTGACCCGTCTAACGCGTCTTGGCCGAATAAGCCGTAAGAGCAATGTGGATTATCGTTATTTTTATGTTTATGCCCCTAGATGCTGAAAACGACGCGCTGACGGTGACGCATTTGCAT